CGCTGCGACCATCAGCGTTAACTTGGTCACGGTGTCTGGGTCAGCCGGCAACTCCAACTTGATCACCAAGACCAAGACGCTCCAAGCGTCTGAGGTCTATACTTTCCCCGAGTTGGTGGGCCAAGTGCTGGGCGTGGGCGACTTCATCAGCACCATTGCAGGCACTGCCACAGCGATCAACATGCGCGTCAGTGGCCGTGAAGTAACCTAAGGAGAGCAGCATGAGCTTTTTTAAACAGTTTTTCAACAACCCAGTACAAACTGTATCTAATACGGTGAGCAACGTCGTATCCAATCCGGCTGGCGCAATTGGGGATTTGTGGAACACTGGCGGGCGTGATGCAGCAGCGCTTGCTGCTGCATATTACGGCGGCAACTATCTGTTAGGCGGCGGTGCAGGTGCGGCTGGAGCGGGGGCTGCTGGTGCAGATTTGACGGCTGCTTATGGCGCGGGCGGGGCGGGCGCTGGAGCTGCAGGTGCGGCTGGTGCAGGTGCGGCGGGTGCCAGCAGTTATTTGCTGCCTGGGGCCATACTTGGCAGTTCTTTGCTTGGTGCTGGTGCAGCACGCGACGCTGCCAATACACAAGCAAATGCACAAGCACAAGCCAACCAGTTACTGTACGCACAGTACTTGCAACAACGCGCTGATCTAGCGCCATTTACGGGCGCTGGCCTTGGCGCTCAAAACAAATTGCTGACCTATCTTGGTTTGCCAGGTGGCACACAAGGTGCGGACTATGGCAAGTACGCTAAAGATTTTGGAATGACCGACTTTACAACTGACCCCGGCTATGCGTTCAGATTGTCCGAAGGCCAGAAGGCGCTGGATCGAAGCGCTGCTGCTAGGGGCGGTTTGATCTCTGGCGGGGCGTTAAAGGCCGCGCAACGCTTTGGGCAAGACTTGGGTAGCCAAGAGTATCAAAGCGCGTTTAACAGGTACCAAACCAATCGCGCCAATCAACTTGCCCCTTTGGCTAGTTTGATGGGTTCTGGCCAAGCAAGCGCGGCGGGCCAAGCTGCTGCGGCTGGCAACTACGGCGCAGCGGCAGGTGCCGGCCTGACCAACATTGGGGCTGCGCAAGCCGCAGGCGGTACGGGAATGGCTAATGCTTTGGCTGGCGGCGTGGGTCAGTATTTGAACTATGCGGGTCAGCAAGATCAGTTGGCGGCCTATAACGCAAGGACTGCGATGGGCCAGTCTATGTATAAGCCCGTTTAAGGAACAACCATGGCTTTTGATCCTTCCATTATTTTAGGCTACAGGGGTGTTGAAATACCCAACCAGTTGGCGCAGTACGCTCAGATGGCGCAAGTTGAAAACGCGCAACAGCAAAATGCTTTGGCACAGTTCCAACTTGGCGCAGCTAGACGTGCAGAGCAAGGGCAAACTGCGCTAGGCCAAGCCTATGGAGAATTTTATGGCGGCGGCGGAAGCATGGGCGCAGGCGCACCGCCGCGTGCTGCGGATTTAACGGCTGCCTATGGCGGAGGCGGCGCTGTCATGGGCGGCGCACCGCGTGGAGAACTTCCCTATGCCGACATGAGGCAAGCAATTGTCAACAAATTAAGGACGACTGCGCCCAATCTAATTCCTGCTGAACTGGCGAGAATAAATGAGATGGAACAGAAAGCGCTGCTCGCCAAAAAGACACAAACCGAAATAGAAACGGCGGGATTAACGCAACAGAAAACAAGACAAGACTTAGCTAATACTAGAACCGCTCAATTCCGGGATCAACTCAGCAAGGTCAATAGTCCAGAAGCCGCCGCGCAATGGACTATTGGAATGTATAACGATCCGTATTTAAAAGACACCATTTCTAGCGTGCCTCTTGAAGCTGCATTGGCCGAAATTCCCAAAACGCCTCAAGAATTTAACGTATGGAAAAATCAAAATGCGTTGGGCATGACTAAGTTTATTGAGCTAAATAAACCAACCACACAAGTCATTAACCAAAGCGGTCAAAGTCAACTTGTTCAGACTGCTGGGCTTGGAGGCGCGCCTACTACTGTTGGCACATACGAGGCGGTTCCATTTTCGCCCGCCGTCGCGGCGCAAAAGAAAGACATCGCCCGCGCAGGCGCAACAGTTTTACCCGCGCAAGAAAAAGGCTTTGAAACAAAACTTGGCACAGAACAAGCAGACGAGTTAATTAAGAGCAGAAACGCGGCAAGGGATGCGGCGGCAATTATTGACACGGTTAAAACTGGCCGCGACATTATGAAGTCCGGCATGATTACCGGCGCAGGCGCAGACTTCTTGGTCAACCTAAACCAAGGTCTTAAAACCGCAGGCATTGACGCAGGATACGCCGACGCTTCCGCTAACTCTCAAGCCTTTGCCGCCAACATGGCGGCCAACGTTGGAAAGCTCATTAAGCAATTTGGCTCAGGCACCGGTTTGTCAGACGCTGACCGCAAATTTGCTATAGAGATGGCTGGAGGTCGTGTTTCACTCGATAGCAAAGCAATCGATAAAATTCTTGACATCAATGAAAAAGCGGCGCGCAATACCATTACGCGGCATAACAAAGATGTTAAAGGCGTCAAAACTAACATCCCGCTTGAAGTCGAAATGCCGCCTGAAGTTAAAGCGTCTGTTGTTGGCGCGCCTCCCGCCGCTATCGAATATCTTCGCGCTAACCCCGCTATGAAAGACGCGTTTAATGCAAAATACGGTGCAGGCGCAGCAGATCGCGCTTTGAAAGGTCAGTGATGGCGACCAATCCGTTTGACCAATTTGACGCGCCAGCGGCTAATCCGTTTGATCAGTTTGATGTTAAACCGCAAGCCCCAATGGCGTCGTCAGGAATGCCAGGGCCACGCCGCGCGTATTCATTGGCTGAAGTGCCTGGTGAAGCCATTTCAAACATACCCGCAAGCGCTAAACGATTTGCGGGCGGCCTATACGAAGCAGTGACAAGCCCCATACAGACTGTTAAAGGTGTGTTGGACATTGGTGCGGGCGCGCTTCAAAAAGTATTGCCTGAAAGTGCAGTTAATTTTATAAACCAATTTGACGCTAACCCTGCGGCGGCTACGCGCGCGATTGAAGCGGCAAACGCTGCCGGCGGGTTGATTAAAGATCGGTACGGATCATATGAAGGTATCAAGCGCACGTTGGCAGAAGACCCTGTTGGCGCAGTGGCAGACCTATCTACGTTGTTGACTGGCAGCGCGGGCGTACTTAAAGGCTATGTGCGCGTTGCAGCCCCAACACTTGCAAAAGTAAAGGGGTTACCTGAAAGCGCGGCAAACAACGCAATAGCTAAATTTGACAGACTTGTTGTTGCGCCTTTAGAAACTGCGGCCACGTACACCAACCCTTTGTCTGTCGTAACAAAACCTGCGCAAGCAGCGTTGGCTACCAAGGAAAAATTTTTTCCAAGTCAATTGGCCAAAGAGCAAGAGCTTAATGCTGTGCGAGACGCTACGTTGCGCGCTGCGCAACAAGAAGGCTATGTGGTCACGCCCGGCAGCGTATCGCCAACAGGTAAAAACATTCTTTCCGAACGCATGGCGGGCAAGACCCATTTGGAACAGCTTGCGTCTGTACAAAATCAAACCGTGACCGATAGGTTGGCAAGACGCGCGGCGGGCTTGCCTGAGAACGCGCCGTTAACCTCAACAACGATGCAAGACATTCGCAAAGCTGAGTACGCCAAAGGATACGAACCTATTAAGCAAATTGGCGAGATCAAAACTGATCCGGTGTTTTTGGATGACTTAATTTCAGTTGAAAGTAAATACGCTGGCGCGGGCACATCGTTCCCCGGTGCGGTTCCCGAAGATGTAACTCGGCTCATCAAAAACTTTACCGTTGACAAATTTAGTTCCAAAGATGCTCTTGAAGTTACTCGCACTTTGCGCGAACAAGCACGCGGTAATTTTCGAAAAGGCGATGATGCGTTGGCCAAAGCACAGATCGACGTATCAAACGCATTGGAAAACCAAATTGAGCGCTCGCTTGCCACATCTAGCGCTGCTAAGGCAGCGGATATGCTGGAACAATTTCGCTTATCTCGCCAACGCATGGCAATCAGCCACACCATAGAAGACGCCATCAAAGAAGGTAGTGGAACGGTTATCGCGTCCAAGTTAGCGCGTGATATTCAGTCTGGCAAATATGTGTCGGGCGACATTAAAACGATTGCTGAATTTGCAAACGTGTTTCCCCGCGTAGCCCAAACACCTAGCCAAATTGGCGCGCCAGGTGCAGGCACTGTTTTGGGCCGCAGCTTAAGCGGCGGTGCTGGGGCGGCTACTGGCTACGCAATGGGCGGGCCTTACGGCATGGGTATTGGCGGCGCTATAGGCGCGATGGCACCTGAAATGGTTTCCGCAGGCATGCGCAACTATTTACTGTCGGGCGCAGGGCAACGTAATGTGCTGCCAAATTATTCCCCGTTTGTGTCACGTTTAACCAGCGATGAAGCCGCTCGCAATGCTTTGCTTATGCAGCAGGCCAATCAACAGCGTAACGCATTGAATACGCCTTACTACGAGATTCGCGGTGTTGGATCGACAGGACAATGATGGACTACCAAATACTCTTCAACATCGCCGTGGCCATCGCCGGGTTCTTCGGCGGGTGGACGCTCAACCGCATCTACATCGCCATCGACCGGCTTGACAACGACGTGCGCAGCATGCCGCACGACTACGTGAGCCGCGACGACTACAAAGCCGACATCCGCGACATCCGCGACATGCTGGGCAAGATTTTCGACAAGCTCGACAACAAGGCTGACAAATGAGCGAGGAGAAAATTCAAGCTATGGAAAGCAAAAGCGCTCTAATTGAGAAGATCACGTTTGCGTTGTTGCCTCTGTTGTTCTCTTGTGTGGTCTACCTGATGTCGGCGCTGTCTAATCTGGCCCATGAGGTGACCATCCTCAACAGCAAGATCAGCCTGGTGGTGACCAGCGACAACCGACAAGCAGTTAACTCTGGCGCCGAACTGGCGCGTGAGAAGCTACGCCAAGACTTGGAAAAAGAAATCCAAAAGAACCGGGATGACATTCAAGTCAACCGAATGCACATTGCCATCCTTGAAGAAAAAACACGCGCAAAAGGAAAATAATGCTAACCCTGTTCTCCAGCCTAATCAGCTTCCTGATGGGCGGCCTGCCCAAAATCCTTGAGCTATTCCAAGACCGCGCTGACAAGAAGCATGAGTTGGCGCTGGCCGCCATGCAGACCGAGCGCGAGCTCACGCTAAAGAAAGCCGGCTTGGAAGCGCAAGAGCGCATTGAGCACATCCAGACCGAGCAGATTCAGATCAACGCAGAGGTCACCAACAACCAGACGGCCATGCAAGAGCGCCAAGCGCTCTATGCGCACGATATAGCCTTGGGTCAGGGAGCGGCTCAATGGGTGACCAACATGCGCGCTGCGACCCGTAGCGTCATCACCTACGGCATGTTTGCCATGTTCATGTTCGTAGAAATTTTTGGTTTTTATTACGCCTGGCACACAGACGTTGCCTTTGATGTGGCGCTCAATCACCTGTGGGACGATGAGACCCAGATCATCTGGGCTTGCATCGTGAGCTTCTGGTTTGGCGGGCAAGCGTTCAAAAAATGAACGTCAGCGCTGATGCGATCAAGATGATCCAGCACCATGAGGGCATTCGGTACAAGGCGTATCGGTGCCCAGCACAGCTTTGGACAATAGGAGTCGGACATGTTTTATACCCAGATCAAGCAAAAATTCCAATGGATCAAAGAAGCGCTTACCCGCTTCGCCCAGAAGACAATCGCACGTTTTCAAAAGACGAAGTAGATGGAATTCTCAGAAGCGATCTTCAGCGCTTTGAGCGCGGTGTGGGCCAACTCATTCCTGTCGCTCTTACCCAAGGCCAATTCGATGCTTGCGTCAGCTTTGCTTTCAATGTTGGTCTGGGAACGCTACAGCGCAGCACCTTCCGTCAGAAGGTTATTCGCGG